TGAGATGGCTGTATCTTATTCACTTCCGTCTTATGACATGATCGGGTAATTTATGGCAACTTCGCTCTTCTTTAATAACTTCAATTCTTCTGCCGAACAGAATCTTATTGAAGACCTAATCATTGAAACGATTAGGATCTATGGCATTGACGTATATTACATTCCTAGGACTGTAAATAATAAAGATGCAGTTTTTAGAGAAGGTTCAACTTATTCATATAATTCGGCTTATTTGATTGAAGCTTATATCAGAAACGTTGATGGATTTACTGGCGACGGTGAATTTCTTTCGAAGTTTGGTATACAAGTTCAAGATCAAATGGTCTTGACTATGGCGCAAAGAACGTTCTTAGCTGAAGTTGGAAATTATAATTCAGAGATTCGTCCTAATGAAGGCGATCTTATTTGGTTCCCACTTACTAAATCAGTATTCCAGATTAAGAAAGCTGACGTTAAACCCATATTCTATCAACTTGGTGCACTTCAGACTTATGATTTAACTGTTGAGCTTTACGAAACAAACAGCGAAATTTTCAATACTGGCATTACTGAGATTGACAATAAGTATAACGCGCTTTCCTTGGCATCAGATGCCTATAATATTCTTGCTGAAAATGGAAATGTTATTATCACGCAATACGGCGAGCGTATCATACTTGAAAGTTATAAAGTCGAAAATATAGATATTCAAGCCGAAAATCAGATTTTTGAAACTGAAGGCCTAGAATTCATAGACTTTACTGAGTTTGATCCATTCAGCGAAAAGGCAGGGGGCAACAGGACGTAATGCTTTCAGTTCCTTTTTATCACTCATTACTTCGCAAGTACGTAGTTATATTCGGCACTCTATTTAATAACATCAGAGTTGAAAAATTAAATTCTGATGGAACAGTTGCTTTAACATTAAAAGTTCCGATAGCTTATGGACCACGCGAAAAGTTTTTAGCTCGTGTAGATGCTAATCCCACTGGTATTGTTGACGCTGCGGCAATCCTTCCTAGGATTGGTTTCGAAATAACTGGAATACGGTATGCTAGCGAAAGAAAACTTCAGACTACTATTCCATTATATACGAATCAAAACGTTAGTGGAAATAGCGTTCTAAAGAAAGTATATTCACCGGTTCCATATGACATAGAATTCACTATGTCTATTATGGCTAAACAGACTGAAGACGCGACTAGGATTGTTGAACAGATTCTTCCATACTTCACTCCAGAATGGACTATCTCAGCGCAACTTCTAGCAGACTTTCCGAAAACTACTGATATTCCAATTGTGATTGGATCAGTTAGTATAGAAGATCTTTATTCGGGTGACTTTACTCAGCGCAGAGCTTTAATTTGGACTATGACTTTCACGATGAAAGCTTATCTTTATGGTCCCGTTACAAACGCAAAACAGATTAAAATTGCTACAGTCAAGTCTTACGCTCCTATGACTGCTAACTTAGCGCTTCAAAGCATAGTAACTCAACCTGGGCTTGATGCAAATGGAAATCCTACTACTGTCATTGGAGATTCTATAGCATATACTTCGATTGATGAAACTGATAATTTTGATTACATCATAACAACAACGGATTTCCCAAGTGGCTGATAGAAGAGACGTGATCGGGCAGAGTTTAAATCTTCCTGAACTTCCAAGAATAAAAACGATGGGTTTAGCTCCAAATACGTCGTCGGACGATTATGAGTTCGCGCGGGGTAATCTCTATAGTTTAATCAATAAAGGAAACGATGCTTTAGAAGAGATCTTCGATGTTGCTAAACAATCGGAATCTCCTAGAGCTTTTGAAGTCGTTACTAATCTTTTGAAGACGATGGTTGATGCGAATAAAGATCTTCTTGACTTAGCAAAGAAGCAAAAAGAACTTCAGGCTAAAGATGATGATGGTGGCCCTAAAACAATAAACAATAATTTGATCTTAACTTCAGCCGAACTCTTGAAGATGATAAAGAACGACAAAGACCAATGAGTGAGATTTATTTAGGTAATAAGAACTTAAAGAGACGTGATGTGAAGATCCCCTTCACCGCGGATCAAGTTCAAGAATATCTAAAGTGTGCTAGAGATGTTGAATATTTTTGCGCCAAGTACGTTAAGATTGTTAACGTTGATCGGGGTCTGATAGACTTTCAGCCTTATAAGTATCAAGTTAAAATGTTTGACGTGTTCGACGAAAATCGATATACGATATGCAAAATGCCTCGACAAGTTGGTAAAACCACGGGTGTTGTAGGATATCTTTTACACAAAGCATTATTTAATGAAAACTATAACACCGCAGTCCTCGCAAACAAAGAGAGACAAGCGCGTGAGATCTTATCAAGAGTTCAATTAGCTTACGAATGGCTTCCAAAATGGATGCAGCAAGGAATCATTGAATGGAATAAAGGAAGCATTGAACTCGAAAATGGTTCTAAGATTTTTGCTTCTTCTACGTCATCAACGGCCGTTCGTGGTCAATCATACAATCTGATTTACTTAGACGAATTTGCGTTCGTTCCTCGTAACATTCAAGACCAGTTCTTTGCTTCAGTCTTTCCAACGATTTCATCGGGTGAAACTACAAAGCTCATCATCACTTCAACTCCAAATGGTATGGATCTTTTCTATAAGATATGGATGGATTCTGAACAAGATAGAAACACCTATGCCAGAGTAGACGTTCATTGGTCAGACGTTCCAGGTCGTGATGAAGTCTGGAAAGAGTTGATGATTAAGAACACTTCAATCGATCAATTCCGTCAGGAATTTGAGTGTGAGTTTCTTGGATCGTCTAATACGCTTATTCATCCATCTATTTTGTCAAAGTTAGTATTCTTTCCGCCGTCTACAATTCAACTCGGTGTTAACGTATTTACAGATCCAAAGAAAGATCACCAATACTTTATGACAGTTGACTTAGCTGAAGGGCTTGGGCAGGATAGTTCAGCATTTACAATAATAGATGTTACTACTGTTCCTTACGAAGTAGTTGCTACTTATCAGAATTCCAGTATTTCGGAACTTTTGTTCCCAACTCTTATTATGAATGTTGCTAAGTACTTTAATGAAGCTTGGGTATTAATTGAAACCAATATAGGATCTCAAGTAGTTAATATTCTTCACCAAGATCTCGAATATGAAAACGTAGTTACTACGCAGGTTGGCGGCAGAAAAGGTGTTTCTCTTGGATCCGGCGGGTCTCAGAGTCGCTTAGGCATGAAAACCACTAAACTTACTAAAAGAATAGGGTGTACAAACCTTAAGTCAATGGTTGAGTCTCATAAAATTAAACTCAACGACTTTAACATCATACAACAACTTTCTACTTATGTAGCTGATAGAACTTCTTATAATGCAGAAGAAGGTCACCATGACGATTTAGTCATGTGTCTAGTATTATTCTCATGGATGGTTAGCCAAGAGTACTTTAAACAGTTATCAGATACCGACGTTCGTCAAAAAATCCTTGAAGAAAATGAAAGACAGATAGAAGAGAATATGTCTCCCTTTGGTTACCAAGACGATGGTATGCCCGTAGATGAGGCGGTTATAGTTTCTAGTAGTGAATTTGATAATTGGTTTATAAGCTAGCCTTTTTATAAATAAGAATAAGATTTATTGCTCTAGTTTTATGATATAAAGGAGAAAATCATGCCATTTCAAGTAAGTCCTGGCGTCAACATCTCTGAAATTGACCTTACAACAGTTGTTCCTTCTGTGTCAACTACGCAAGGTGCAATTGCAGGTGTTTTCAGATGGGGACCAATTAACGAAAGAGTTCTTATTTCGAGCGAAGATGAACTCGCCGTAACATTCGGCAAGCCTACAGCAAACAACTTTGAAACTTGGTTTACAGCTTCAAGCTTCTTAGCTTATGGTAACCAACTTTATGTTGTTCGTAGCACTGCTAGTAACACATACAACTCAGTAGCTACTGTAAACAGTACTTCGGTTCATGCTAACGTTCTAGTCAAGAACAGTGACGATTATAGCACAATATCTAGTTTCGATGCTAACGTATATTGGGTAGCAAAATATGGTGGTTATCTAGGTAATGGATTGAAGATCTCGACTTGCGAATCTCCAAACGCTTACTCAAATTCTATTACTGGTAATACTGACAGCATACCGGCTTTTAGTTTCGGGATTAATAGTAACACTCTTCAGATCGTAGTTACTTCATCTAGCGCTAACACTAACGCAAATACTATGGCAAACACCATAGTTGGGAAGTTAAATGTTGGTGACTATATCGCAGCTGGTAACTCCACTATCGGTATTCAGAACATCAAGATCACTGCTATAGGTGCACCTTCAGTCACCGCTAACTCTACTGTTTTCACCGCTCAGGCAAACGTTTCTCTTGCCACTACTTATAACTTATCTCAGAACGTTAGTTCGAACTCGGTTACACGGTATTGGGAATACTTCAACTTTGTTGATACGGCTCCTGGAACTTCTGCGTTTACTTTAACGGCTGGTGGTGCCGGAGATGAGATGCATATTGCTGTCGTCGACGAAGATGGTGTTTTCACCGGAAGTGCTGGTCAAGTTCTTGAAGTTTGGAAAGATCTTTCCCGTGCAACTGATGCAAAAACTGAAAATGGCGCTACAAACTTCTATCAGACTGTCATCAATGATAACTCTCGGTATGTTTTTTACGCGAACGCAAGATCTGGTGTAACTTCAAACACCGCTGCTAACATGACAGCAATCACAGTTGGACCATACACTCAGTCATTCCGCGATGGATATGATGGTGTAACTGAAAGCACTCAGACTCTTGCTAACATGGCTTCTGCGTATGCAAAGTTTGCGAAAACTGAACTAGTCGATATATCTCTAATTCTTAGTGGTAAGAATCAATACGGTACTGTTGGTGAAGGACTTGCTAATTGGATCATCGATAACATTGCGGAAGTTCGCAAAGACTGTATGGTTCTTATATCGCCAGAAAGAAGTTTAGTTGTTAACTTCGCTGGTAACAGTCCAGCAGATTCTATTATATCTTTCAGAAATGCTATTCATAATAGTTCATACGCCGTGATGGATTCTGGTTACAAGTATATGTACGATAGATACAACGATACTTATCGTTATATTCCTCTTAATGGTGATGTTGGTGGAACTATGGTTCGTACCGATAATACTAGAGACCCATGGTTCTCTCCGGCCGGTTTCAATCGCGGTCAGATTAAGAACGTTGTTAGACTAGCTTTTAATCCAGATAAAGCAGACAGAGACGCAATTTATAAAGCTGACATTAACCCAGTCGTTAACTTTCCTGGTGAAGGTGTTGTTTTATATGGTGATAAAACTCTTCTTGGTAAACCTTCAGCTTTTGATAGGATCAACGTACGGCGTTTGTTTATCGTTCTTGAAAAAGCTATCGCAACTTCAGCTAATTTTACACTCTTTGAATTTAACGACGAATTCACGAGATCTACTTTCCGCAACCTAGTTGAACCATATCTCAGGGACATTAAGGGGCGGCGCGGTATCTATGACTTCAAAGTAGTCTGCGATGAAACTAATAACACACCCGAGCGTATCGATCGCAACGAGTTCTGGGGTGACATCTACATCAAGCCGGCTCGTTCAATCAACTTCATCCAACTTAATTTCGTCGCTGTACGCTCAGGTGTTCAATTTGACGAAATTGTTGGTAGATTCTAATAGGTAGGGGTTAACAATGGCTTTCTCGATAAACGACATCAGGTCGCAATTAACTCTTGGTGGCGCTCGGCCTTCACTGTTCCAAGTCACTATAACGAACCCAGTGGCTCCCATTGCGGATCTCAAGGTTCCATTCCTAACGGTGAGGGCGGAAATTCCCGCCTCCACCATTGGTAACATCGCTGTTCCATACTTCGGCCGCAAGATCTATGTGGCCGGAGATCGTACCTTTGCTCCTTGGACTGTCACTATCATCAACGATGAAGACTTCCTAATTCGTAACGCGATGGAACAATGGAATAACTCGATTAATGCCTATGAAGGTAACATCAATAAGCTTGCTTCTGGAGCGCCTGCGCTCTATAAGTCTCAAGCTTCTGTTACCCACTTTGGTAAAGCTGGCGAAGTGCTTAGGATTTATCAATTCAATGGCATCTTCCCGGTTGAAGTCTCGAACATCGGTCTTGATTGGAACACTCAAGACCAGCTGGAAGAGTTTAACGTAACCTTCTTATACGATAACTTCGAGATCATCGGTGGCAATACCGGTAATGCCGGCGGCGCTACTTAACACTAGAAAAGCCGTTATAAATAATACTGTAACGGCTATTTCATAGGAAATCATTATGCAATTATTTGGATTTGAAATCAGGCGAAAAGAAGATCAGCCTCTTGAGTCTTTTGCCCCAGAACTAAAAGATGATGGTGCCGTAGTAGTAGCCGCAGGAGGCATGTACGGTACCTACATCGATTTAGATGGGACGGCAAGAACTGAGGCTGAACTTGTTTCTAAATACAGAGAGATCTCGCTTGAAGCTGAGATTGAAAAGGCAGTTGATGACATCGTCAACGAAGCCATTGATACAGACTCAAATGAAGTCGTAGAAATAAATCTTGAAAAAATAGAATACGGTGATGACGTAAAGAATCGGATCCGCGAAGAGTTTAAAGTTATTCTCAGACTCTTTAACTTCAATAATGAAGCTTATGAGATCTTTAAACGCTGGTACGTAGATGGCCGTCTATACTATCATGCGATCATCGATGAAAAGGCGCCCCGCGAAGGCATCCAAGAGATACGCTATCTAGATCCTCGCAAGATTCGTAAAGTTCGCGAAGTCAAGAAAGAACCTAAAGGTCCAATTGTCGTTCAAAAGACGAAAAGAGAATACTTTGTTTATTCTGATCGCTCTTTTCAAGTGTCTCCAGGAAATGCTGGGATGGCGCAAGATAATAACTCGACTGGCGGATTGAGAATTGCAACAGATTCTATAATCCACGTTACATCCGGTCTTATGGATAAGAATAACCAGATGGTTTACTCTTATCTGCAAAAAGCGATTAAGCCTATAAATCAGTTAAGAACGCTTGAAGATGCTACTGTCATCTATCGTATTTCTCGTGCTCCTGAACGGCGTATTTTCTATATTGACGTTGGTAACCTACCTAAACTTAAAGCAGAACAATATCTCAGAGACATGATGGTTCGTCACAAGAATCGGTTAGTCTATGACGCTGTTACTGGTGAGGTTCGTGATGACCGAAAGTTCATGACGATGCTAGAAGATTACTGGCTTCCACGCCGTGAAGGTAATCGCGGTACTGAAATTACTACGCTTCCGTCTGGTCAGAACCTTGGTAAGATGGAAGATGTTGAATACTTTCAGATGAAATTATTTCGCTCTCTTAATATTCCAGTGTCAAGATTGAATACTGAGACAGCAAACGTATTGGGTCGCTCTTCTGAGATCTCGAGAGACGAAGTCAAGTTCACTAAGTTTGTTGGACGTCTTCGCCGCAGATTCTCGATGTTATTCTTGGAAGCGCTCAAGAAGCAATTAGTTCTTAAAGGAATTTGTTCAGAAGAAGATTGGTCGTCTCTTCAGCAACAGATCACCTTTGATTATACTAAAGACAATCACTTTGAAGAGTTCAAAAATGCTGAAGTCATTCAAGGTAGGATCAATATTCTGAACCAATTAATGCCTTATATCGGTAGGTACTACTCAGACATTTGGATTCGCAAGAATGTCTTAAAGATGAATGAACAGGAAATTTCCGATATGATGGATGAAATGGAACAAGAAAAAGTTCCGTTGATGCCACCAACAGATCCGGGACAACCTGCTCCACCACCACCTATTGCTAATAAGCCAAACATTCCAGGTACTGGCGAACAGTACTAATTTTTTATAAATACTTTGTAGATTTTGGAGGAAATTATGACTGAAGTATCTGATATTTTTCACTCGGCATTCACTAAAGATGCTATCGCACTCAAAGCTGCTGTTGATGCAGCAATGATTGAAAGGTCGCAACAGGCTATCACTGCGATTACTGCTGACGTTTCAGCTAGCATGTTTGGGGCTACTACAGGTGAAGATTCCTCTGATGAAGAAACCGCAGAAGACGTAAATCAGGAAGAATAATCAGATGACGCTCTATGACAAACTAAAGAAAAATATCACCGAAGTTCAAGAGCCTCTTTCTCAGGGTGAGAAGAACTTTAAGGCTCTTCATAATCCCGACTATGCAAACTTAGTTCCAGGTGTTACCGACCAGGAACACCTGTTCAAAGGGGTTCCACAAAGAAAAGATCCTAAGACAGCATCGTACGAAGGCGATGAGTCTGCAAAGGCTTATGACAAAACATTAAAAGTTAAAGAAGAAAAAGTCATTAAGGGCGGCTATCGCGACGATGACGGTAAATATCACCAGCCTAAAACTTCTTCAAATCTTTTGAAAGATCGCATTGCAAATAAAATTGCTATTGCAAAGAAGACTGCTGATGCCATGCGCAAAGAAGAAGCTAATCAACTTGACGAAAAAGCTAAATGGAGATCATCTTCAGCAGCGAAAAAAATTACTGATCCAGATAAAGATTTAGGAATGGCTGATTATGATTATCACCATGAAAATCCTAGATCAACAGGCAGACTAAAATCAACTGCAGATACTGAACCTTCAGATGGTTCGATTAATAATCGTGCAAAATCCAGCATTAATTCAATGGGTAAACGCAAAGGTATGATTAGTAAAGCAGACATTAATCGTGTAAAATCAAATGCATTCAATACTTTAAATAAAGAAGAAGTCGAACCACTTGACGAATTGTCACCAGAACTTCTTGGTCGTTATGCTAGCAGGGCTACAAAAGATGCTAGCGCCAATCTGAAAAAAATTGCTGGGGCGAAAGACCGGTACACGGGCCGCACGTTTCAGGGTCGTGCTAACAAGCGTGAAACGGGTGCTGACATGGCAATCGACAAAATACGAGGCAATTATAATGTAAAAGTTCATGCAAAAGAAGAAGTTGAAGAAAGCACCAACTTTTATTCTATTCGACATATGTCGAGTGCAAAGCTTAAATTTCATATTATGAATAATCTTCCACATGGCAGTTATAGCAAATCAGAAATGAAAGTTGAACACGATCGCCGCATGCGCACTGAACCTGCTTACGTAAAAACCAAAGCGTCACTTGCAAATACTATGCCGGTTAAAGAAGAACTCAAGCCGACTGACCACAAAGCAGAAAGACTAGATCTTATTAACAGAGCCGCTGCTGCTGGACTAACCGTTGCACAAAGAAAAGCGATGCGCGCAGCTGCTGACCTACATGGTAAGGCTATGAATGATATGAGATATGCTGACGCCGCAAGAAAAGCAACAAAAGCGTTAGGTGAAGAAGTAGAACAGATTGACGAATTATCGCCAAACTTACTTCATGCATATACCAAGAAAGCTGCGAGTCAACTTGCTAATAAAGCGACTAATGACAATGCAACATCGAATCCGCGTGTTCAACGCAAAATAAAGAATCGCCTCAGAGGTATAATTGGTGCATCTGGCAGAAATGCAGATAGAGCTAATGATGCAAATGAATTTAGCGAAGAAATTGAACTCGATGAAGCTGGTATGCCATCTTCAGTTATAAAGTCAAAGCAAAAATACTCTAATATGTCAGATAAAGACTTTGCTGCAATGCATGGTAATAAACCCGAAACTGAACTTAGATCTATGGCGCAAAGACATGGCTACGGCAAAGATAGTTCGGAATATGTGAATAAAGTTAAGCGCGGTTCTTCTATGAAAAAAGAAGAAATGGAAAGTGATTATGAAGAGACAAAAAAGAAGACTATGAAAGCATTTCCAAATGTTAAACATTTTACAAAGTCTGGTCATCCAGATTGGAAAAAGCACGGTATAACAAATATTCCAACTACCGAATCAGTTGAACTTGACGAAGTAATCACCAAGAAGACTTCTATGGGAGACGTTATTTCCGACTTCGTTCACAGTAAGAATCCTAAGTTTGCTGGTAAGTCTAAAAAAGAACGTATGAAGCAAGCTATGGGTGCCTATTAC